TTTCCTATACTTTTGTGAAGGACAAAGATATTATGGATAAAATGTTTAATAAAGATGAGGAAATCGGATGCTTACGAACAGTCAATATAAAATAGGAAGCAATCACCCGGTAGTTGCGGTAAATCCAGACGGTACAGTTGCCGGATATTTTGACTTTATCAGAGATGCAGCAATAAAATCCGGTGTAAGTCGGCATTCCATTAGTTCCAGTTGTCGGAAAGGAACTACATGCAAAGGATTCAGATGGTATTATGAAGAAGACTTCAGGAAAATATATGAGGAGCAGAGAATGGATGAACTGAAGTTTACTCCTGATCCTAACCATGAAATAGGAACAGGCCATTTCCGTAAGGGACATAAATTAAACAATGGTTTCCATAAATGGTCAAAAGAACGTCAGGAAAGACGAAGACAGCTTTCGAGAGAAAACTGTTTAAGGCTTATAAACAACCCTGATAGTAATTTTGGGCCACACCGCAAATCACCTCCTGGAATCTGTAAAAAAGTAATTGCATTAGAAACAGGAGAAGTGTATTATTCGGTAGCTGAATGTGCGAGAAAGAACGGAGTTGGACTGTCAGCGTTATTTGCTTCTTTAAGAAGGGGTACCAGGTGCGGAGGTAAAAAATATATGTTTTACTCTGTGTATGAAGAAGTGAACAAAAGACTAAAAGAAAAGGAAGTAATTTAGAAAACTACTTTTACATAAAAACATAAAAGTATAAATGTATGAAAAAGCAATCAAATAAAAATGGTTACGCCAAAGTATTGAAAGATAAGGTGGATGAAATTGCACTGGAATGTGGATTCTATAAAGAGTCAAACAACCTGGCAAACCTTTCGTCAAATTACCGTGACCCTGTGCTCCCGCTTCTAATTTCGTTTTATGCTACAACCGGAACCATCGGTATCAGTTACTGCAAAGAACCTTTCAAATGGTTCAAAGGATGCAAACAGGAAATGATAAAAGATATTTTTGAAAATCCATTAAACTACGTATAAGCCATGTCAGAACAGAAAACCATTAGTCAGGCGGTCAAAGAGGAGTTTCTGGATCTGACGCGCTGGGCCAACAACATGATCCGGCAGCTTCAGACCAACTTCGAGACACAGCATGTATGGCCGGGGGGATTCCCCGGTCCGTACATCGGGTACCGCAATACGCCTGCAGCCAAACGGAGTACCGGGCAGGCTTACCGGCGCATGTATGCCAAGGTGTTCAACGGGGCCGGAGGTGACACAAAAAAGATTTCCTTCTTCTTCAACTATTACCTGTATTTTGTGGATATGGGTGTCGGTGCCGGACAGCCCATCGAAGATGTGGAACGCAGCAAGGATGCCCGTTTCAACCAGCTTTATCAGATATGGAAGGAAGAAGGCGACCGCCAGTCACGACCTGTCATCGCCATGGAGGTGCGTCACCAGCTCCGGCGACTGGAAGTGCTCGTGTCGTCCTATTATCAGGACTTCATCGAAAACGGCGTACTGGTTTCTTTCCAGGACGAGTTTAAACGAAGTGATTATAAATTCCGGATGAAATGAAAACGATAATCAGAATATTGTCGAACACGTTCTTGCTGGTAGGGATGTATTTTCTCCAGCAGATAAGAATAGAACTGGCTATCCTTCTTCTGGGTGTCTTCCTCATGTTCCAAAAAGAATCGGAGCTGACTAATCTTTTGGGAGGAATTATCACAGCAGCTATGATAGTCATGCTACTTTATGCTGAATTAGGGAAATTGGGAATATGGCTTTCGTTACTGGCTTTTGCTTTTATCGGATTTATAATGTTACTGGATAAAGAAATAAGAAAACCCACAAAATTTTAATTATGACAGAATTAAAAGAAATCATCGAAGAATGGGCCACCAAGTACAAGCCCATGCTTCATACGCCCGGAGAAACCGGAAAGAACAAACGGTTTTTCCTTTTCGACAACATTGTAGCTATTCCATCGTTCATGAGCAAGCTGCCCGACGTGAAATCGCCTTGTGTAGGCTACGAATTTGCCCAGGACGGGACGATTAAAGGCGGTATGGACAAACCTGTGCACGTGATTTATTTCCTCGTTAAAACGGATAATATGAAGCCTACCGACAAACAGCAGTCATACGAAGCCATTCAGGAAGCGAAGATGCACATGCAGAAGTTTCTGGCATGGCTCCGTGAGCAGCAGGAAAAACGGAATATTTTCCGGAACATAAACCTTGAAACGGAAGAGCTTCACTATTCTACCTACGGTCCATTCCTGAACAACTGGTATGCGGTCTTCGTCGAACTGACCGATGTACAAAAAGTAGAGCTTTGCGTCGACACGAAGGACTATGTGGAGTGAAAATGAAATCCCGGGACGGTGCTTTCCGTTCCGGGATTTATTCGTTATTTTCTTACTTCATAAAGTAGTTTTACATCTTCACCAAAAGCTTCATTCAGGGCTAAAGATACGTCTTCTGAATGATTCTCACATATATACTCAGGAAAAATCTTTGTCGGTACAGAAACGGTAAGTGTATTATCCGAAAAAGAAATAAATCCAATATAGGCAAACCATCTTTGAAACGAAGTCTCTCCTACTCTTTCCCTGACAGATTTTACAAACTGATTCCATTCTGGACAATCTTTATCCGGAGCAAATGGAGTATCTGTATTTTGCTCTTCTTCCGCACCATTGAAAAGATCCATCTGTACAGGTTCACTTTTTATTTCTTCCACTTTGGGTTCATGTTCATCCAGCCAGTTATTCAGCAATACCCACGCAAAAGAACATGGATTTTCTATGTCGTTACGTTTTCCCAGAATCTCTGAAATACGCTGTGTCTCCTTTATGAATCCTACACGAAGCTCAGGCAACAGACGTGCCTTAATTTTTCGTACATTGGCTGGAGTCTGACGCAAAGTATTCTTCAAGTATTTTTCCATGTCGGCATCCTCTTTTCTTCTCTCCTTAGCTTTTTGCTCGTTTCCGGCCAGGTCAGTATAAAAAGCGCTTATGTGAAACATTTTCGGATTACCTGCCTCTCCTACCCCTACTCTATCAACCTTTATCCAGAAATCTGAGTTCCCACTATCAGCAAGTTTTTTAAGTTCCTCTGTGGCAGGAGTAATGACTCGCTTATCCAAATCGGCATAGCGTTTATACTTAGGTTCCCGCTTTCCTTTGACCACAGTATATAGCTGAAAGAACTCACGGAAATCATCGAGTGAGATATTAAAGCTGGTCCTTTTCCCCCGAATGGTATTCGATAAAGTAAGCACATACAAACGTACCGCATTCACATTGCTTGTCACGAAGGCAATACGTTTCAGATGATCATTATACCCCAGACGTATATCTACCATTTTATCAAGCACAGATCTTACCATGCCTATCTTAAAGTCTTTCACGTATCTTTCGTCCGCTCTCGTGTCAATACTGAATGCAGCGGTAGTCTTCTCCCTTTCTATTCCTTTATCGTCTATATAGGGAACTTTTACGGTAATTCCTACCAGCCTGTCAATACTTGCTTTCGCACGCTTATAGAATCCAGGGCTTATGCCAAGGCTTTCCATGGGGATAGTAAAGCAGAACTCCCCGTCACGGTCTATATGCTGTTTGGCCTGCGGAAGGTCGAACAGAGAAAGTTTCTTGTCGAAGTTATTGTTATTATAAACATTCAGAAGCTCAAGCACCAGTGGCTCCATTTTTTCCATAAGACAGGCAAATGCACGAAGCTGTATTATATCCATCCGGTACTGAAGGCTGGATAAGGAGCGCGGCTGACGTACATAATCCTCCCGCTCAAAGGGAATAAGATTCATCCCCGGATATTTTTTCTCAGAAGCTTTCCTCGCCATAATCCTCTCCCTTTATTTCAATGTACAACTTATTACCGCAGTGTGGACATTTAAAAGCAGGAACTGTCTCTACTGTTTTCCGGTGGACAAATAGTTCACTTATTTCTACATCCAGTGCTCCAGCAATCTTTTCAAGGGAGGAAACGGAAGGATTCCCTGTCATGTATCTGTTCAGGGTGACAGCAGAAACCCCAATTTTCTGGGCTAAATCCTTCTGCGTCATGTTCCGTTCTTTCAGAAGTTCTTTAATACGATATTGTGCCATTATTACTATAATTAAAAGATTCAACATCGCAAATATATGCAGATATAAGCATATAAGCAAATTATTTGCAACGAAATTATCATAAATATTAAATTTGCTATTCCCATAATATAGCTTTATGAAGATGAAGTGAACTACTTGTCCACTAAAAACGCATAAGATACGTACCAGAATGGATAAAAGTGAACTACTTGTCTATTATGAAGTGAACTACATGTCCACTAATAAAAAAGTGAACTATATGTCTATTGTAAAGTGAACTACTTGTCTACTTTAGGTTGAAAATTGAACTACGTGTCCACTAAAAATGAACTATATGTCTATTCAGAATGAACTACCTGTCCACTGAAAGTTAACTACCTGTCCACTAAAAGTTAACTACCTGTCCACTGAATATATTACAAAATGCTGATTTACAATAAGATTACAGCTTGAGTATTTATATATTCATATACTATAGAAATAAAATAATATCGAGCGATGATTTTTCTTTTTCTGAAAGTATGGATACAAAAATAAAAGGAAGCACATCCTAATGGCCAGACGCACTCCCTTTCTGCCAAAAATGGCGTTGTTGAATCTGTACGCAAAGGTATAAAATTTACAATAAAAATCCATCAAAAACGGAAACGAAACTCCGGACGTGCGTTAATTATGGTATAAACTTAAAACTAAACAATATGAATTTTTCAAAAAGCATTTGCATGGCTGCCATCCTGATTATGGCGGCTTGCAGCAAGGAAAACATCGTCCGTCCGACGGATATGGAGCAGACGAGTGAAAAAACGTGCAGGGTATCTTTCCTTCCGGTGTTTATGGAAATCGGACAGGGAGACATCAACCAGTGGAATAATTCACGTGCCGGCACGCTGGCCGAGCTGGCCACTACCCTCTCCTATTGGGATTACATGGACGGCGAGCAGATGCAGGCGGACACCGTTTCGCTTCCTTCTCCCATTACCCTGAACATGAAGTATGGAGCGCATCATGTGTACTTTCTGGCTCACAGCAGTACAGGAGGAAGTATGGAAGGCATGAAATATACTCCTGAGAAAGTAACTGAAACTTTCTGGGAGGATTTTTCTCTTCAAGTGGACAAGAATATGGCTTCGAGTCAGGAACTGCAAATGAAGCGCGTAGTAAGCCGTGCCATGATTACCGTGAAAGATGCGTTCCCTGCCTCTGTGAAATCGGTACGGATGACGGTAGGCGGTCATCTTCGCACGCTGGATGTGACTACCGGTAACGGTGACGCAGATTCCGCATCCGACTATACGATTACCTGGGAGATAGGCGACGAGTATGCGGGCCGTAGCGGGCTTTATTTCTCCGTGTTTACCTTCACTCCTACCGAGTCGGAAGAATTTGACGTGACGCTGAAAATAGAGGCTTTGGGAGCCGACGGGAAAATGCTTTACGGTGCACAGGCTTCCGGCGTTCCGCTTCTGAGGAACCGGTGCACAAACGCCATCTGCCGTCTGTTCAGTGGAAATACAGGAATCACTTTTTCCGATCCGGACGACTGGAATCCGGCTATCGAGATAGAAATGTGACATCATTCAAAAAGCGAAGAGCAGAGAAGCGTGTGCTCCCCTGCCCTTTCGGTGTATGAATTGTGCGGAATTATTTCCCCACGATGTCTTTGTAGTATTTGTCAAGAAACTCCTGCGCGGCTACGTTCAGCAGGTCGATGACCGACATAAAGGCATCTTTCTTTTCCTTGTTACGGCCTTTGTTCATGCGTTTCTTAATATCTTCCAGCTTCTCCAGCATGTCTTCGTCCAGATAGACATTCCGCATGATGCGTCCCTCTTTTTCATCTTTTCTAATTCTTTTTCGTATGCCGTTTATTTTCCGTTCTACTGCGGGTGATTCGCTTTTCACGGATTCTTTATCGGGCGCAGCCTCTTGTTCCGGACGGATGTTTTCCTCTTCCTGGTTATTTGCTTCAACACATGAGTTTTCAGCAGTGAAGGTAGCAGGAGATTCTTCCGTCTTTTCTTCTGCCTTTTCCTGAGTCGCAGCACTCTCCTCCCCTGCCTTCTCCGCGTTGGCGCGTGCTTCCTCAATGCCCTGCCGGGCATCGAGCATTGTTTCATTCAGGTTGAATCGTTTTTTAGCCATAATCGTGTGTTTTACTGGTTATCTAATCGTGATAGAATCTCTTTTGCCAGCTCCATGTAGTCGGCAGCTCCCGTGCAGTTGGGCGCAAAATCGAACACGTTCATTCGCTGAGCAGGTGATTCGGCCAGCTGAATGTTTGTGCGGATGGTGGTATTGAACACCTTCCCAGGGAAGTTCTGGTTCATCTGTTCGTATGCCTGACGGTGAAGCGACAGACGCTTGTCGTAGCGTGACATGATATAACCCAGGATTTCAAGTTCGGGATTGACCAGCTTTTTGATTTCCTCGTATTTTGCGGTAATCAGGCCCATTCCGTCCAGTGCAAATACTTCGCAGTTGATAGGAATCAGCAGGTAGTCAGAAGCTACCATTGCATTGATAGAAACCAGTCCGTAGTTCGGAGGGCAGTCAATCAGGATAAAATCATAGTGGTCTTTCAGCTTATCCAGCATCAAGCGAAGAATAAATTCACGTCCTGTTCGGCTCACCAGTTCCTGCTCGCACTTATAAAGGTTTGGGCGTGAAGGAATGAAGTCGAAGCTTTCTTCGTTTTCATTTTCGCAGAACACACATTCCATTATGCTGGCATTTCCGGACATGGCTTCGTAAAGGGTTTTACCATCCTTTTCCGTGGCCAGACGGAATCCCATCATTTTAGATGCGTTACCCTGTGCGTCGGCATCTATGACCAGCACACGTTTACCAAGAGAATGTAAGGCTTTTGCCAGATTGACGGTGGTAGTGGTCTTCCCTACTCCACCCTTAAAGTTGAATGAAGAAATTGTAATTGCCATATCAAATGTTTTTGTTTTATTACACTGCAAAGATAGTCGTTTTTTTTCATTTCCGACATAAATACAGAAATATTTTTATGCAAAAATGTAAATATTCAAATGTGCAAACGCATAAAAGTATTTTTGAATAAAAATATAAAAGCATTTTTGTGTGGATACATAAAATAATAATAGTATAAATAAATAAAAGCATAGAAACATAAAAACATAAAAGTATTTTTATATGAACATACTTTTGTGTGGAAATACAAAATGGGTGAGAGAAAGATATTTTAGTACAAAATCATGGAAGTATTAACGTATAAAAGAATAATTGAGTAAAAGTATAAAAACATAAAAGCATAAAAGTATTAAAGAATAAAAGTATCTACTTTCAAATATAAATATATGCAAAAGAATAATAATGTTTTAATACAAATGAATGAAAATATAAAAGCATGAAATAATAAAAGAGTAAAAGTGTTTTTATATAAAAGCATAAAAGCATGTTTGAATAAAAGTATTTATTAAAAATCAGATAATCAATTAGTTTTAAAGTTTGCTTATGTGCGGTAAAAACATTATATTTGCAAAAAATTGAGCATGAAAATGTTCTTTGTTTTATTACACCTGGATGGGGAACAGTGGTTCTTCATCCTTTTTCTTTTTGATATTCAGAGAGAATATGATATATTTGCATCATCATGAGAAAAATAGTAACCATGTTATTGCACACGGTGGTGTGAGTTATTTGTTATTGTGAATTAATGTGTTAAGATTACATACTCATTTCTATGTAAATAGATTTGAATATACATGTTTTTTATTAATAGTTTATTGAGCGCGCTTCCCTGTGAAGGGAGGTGCGTTTTTTTGTCCTTCATTACCATATTAACCTTGTATATCTTTGTACCAAAACAAACGCAAGATGAAGAAACCGACCAAACGTCTGCTCTGGACGGAGGCGTACAAGCTGATGAACGCCCGCACTCCGGACGGGAAAAATAAGCCGTTCGACATACGTTTTGTGTGTAAGGACGGAACGATAAGCGAATGTTACAACGTGCAGCGTGCCGTTTCGTACAACCGAGAAAAGGGATACCGTAAACTGGTAATGCCAAACGGAGATTTCCGTTACGTGTACGACGTACTTATTCTGCAGATTAACGACACAAAGATATTGGTTAAGTAGTTATATGACGACAAACACAAAAAATACAAACCGTAAGAAGTCCAACCAGGGAATAAAGGAGTTCAGAGGAAAAGTGACTTCACTCGTAGACCGTGGATACCAGTATATAGGCATGGCCCGTGTATCGGAAATCCCGTCTGTATCTTCCTCGGAAATGATGAAAGGGGGAGGGGCTATCGGCGGGCTGCCCATTCAGGGCACGTTTGATATTTTCGACAGCCGGCAGTCAACCCCGGTGCCGGTCAGCAATGCCGGGACACCCGGTCTGGGTTACATTCCATGGGGACCTGGCAACATGCTGCCGAATACCATCTACAAGCTGGTAGGCAGTCTGCCGTACACGGCAACCGCCATCAAATATATTATCGACCTGACCGTAGGGCTCGGGCCACAGCTCATGTACCGCTGGTCACGCTATGTAAACAGTACGGTAAAGAGTGAGCTGATTCCCTTCAAGGATGCCGGACTGCTGATTCGCAACCGCATCATGGAGATTCAGGCACAGATTGACCAGAAGAAAGCAGGAAGCGGCGAAGAGCGGGGTGGGGGATGTACAATCACCTGGTCGCAGGCCTTGTCCGGAGAGGAGCAGAAAGATACCGCACAGGTTGGAACACCGGAATACGAGCTGAAACAGCTTCGTGAAGACTATCGCACCTGGGAAGAAACTGACAAGGAATGGGACAAGTTCTGTGAAAATAACAATCTGGAACTTCACTACCTGAAGTGCATGACAGACGACGCGCACATGGACATTTATTTCCCTACCATCGGTCTCAGCATCGGACGGAAGGACCAAGAGTGGGACCCGAAAATCGTCAAGTTAGGAAACATTCCGGCGGTGTGCTGCCGCATGGAGGAGATGGACGACCGGATGCGGATCAACTACGTGTATTATGCTGAGAAATGGCGCAAGGATGCCACGCCCAAGTTGAATGCAAAAGATGTGGTGGCCTATCCGACACTGATGCCGGAAAACATGCTTACGGAGCTGCGCCGTCAGGTAGAAAAGAGTAAGAAGAGATCACCCAGGAACCGTACTACCTGGTTCTGCTGTCCAAGTTATTACCCTTCGATGCTGAAACCCTATTACCCGCAGCCGGCCTGGTGGAGTATCTTCCCGTCGATGACCTACGATTACGCCACGACATTGATTACCGACAAGGCCATGGCCCGCCAGAATGCGACCATGTGGGGGAAAATGATTTTCATCAACAACGAATACCTTCGTGCGATGTTCGATGAAATGGGAGCTGATACTACCGAAGCGAAACAAGCTGTACGTGACAGTATCTATAAGAAGGTGAATGAGTTCCTTCAACGCCGCGAGAACAACGGGAAAACTATCTGCCTGGACTCGTTTGTAGGTCCTGACGGAAAGACGATGCAGCATGCGGTGGAAATTGTGGATGTGCCACAGCTGACAAATGCGGCCGAATTAAAAGATGAATTAGAGGAGATATCCAGTATAATCTTCTTTGCCATAGGGGTTCATCCTAGTTTAATTGGAAGCACACCGGGGAAAAGCGGAAGCACCGGAGGTACTTACATGCGCGAATTGCAGTTGCTCAAGCAGAATCAGCTTTCTACCCGTCAGCGCATTTATCTGCGGTTCATGAAGAATATCTATACATTCAACAAATGGGACAAGCACGGAGAAATAGTCATCCGTCAGCAGACATTTACCACGCTCGACCGTAGCGCAACCGGCACAGAAGAGACAGAATCCACGCTATAACATACATTTTTCTTCTTCTTTTTTTGGTTTTATTCACAGAAAAAATCCCGGCAAAACGTCTGATTTGTCGGGATTTTTGTTGATTTTGGCTTAAGTGTTTATTAATAGATTTTTCAGTGGCGTAGTATCGCCACTCCAGTCGCGCTTAATAGATTTTTTGGTGGCGATACTACGCCACTGAACTCGCGTAACTACGATTTTTCTTCATCTTTGCTTTTTGAATCTTTATTTTCCGGCTGTTTTTCATGGCTTTTGTTCCCTTGAATGGCGTTTAAAAGATTGATAATCAATCTGTGTTCAATCCGCTTTATCATCAGGAACTGGGTGCATGTCTTGGCTATCTGTGCAATGATGAAAGAAAGCATCAATATAATAGAGATGAAAAAATTGTACAACAAGTCCCTTGTTTCAGTCCCGTTAAAATATGAAAAAACAGAAAAGGCTATTTGAGCACATACGAAAATAGGGGAAATAAAGTTGATTGCTTTTAAGATTTTATCTTTCATAATCTGTTTGTATTTTTATGTATAAATGAATGTATAAAATTACTGTTCTATTTCCACACGCAGATAGGGCATTCCGCCTGGTAGCATTGGCCATATCTCCGCGTCTGGTGTAAGCATCCGCATCTGTTTCGAAGCGAGTCCAAGCAGGCAAAGCTTTTCTACCTCTGTATGGAATCCTGTCCATAATTCTCCATCTTTTGCGCAAGCAGCTTGCAGGAAAGAAGCTCCTCCACCTTTATCTTTAAAGAAGCCTTCAGGTAATTGCAGCAACATTTCTCTGATTTCCTGCCGGTGCTTTTCGATACGTTCCGTATGGAATCCTACATTTACGTTGGTATTCTGAATAGAACGCACAAAAAAATGAAGTCCTTCTTTCTTACATTCTTCGTATTCTTCGTGGCTGTGAAACATGCAGTCGGCGAAAATTCGGTCTACGTTTTCAGTATTCAGTTCGGTCATGGCTCTGTGATTTTAATGTCGTCAAGGTTATTGAAATTAACGATGATTTCGCTAATAACGTATATATACTCTCCTTTGCTTTCACTTCCCAGATAGGTGGTAGTATTTATTTTGTCAATATTAGAATGTGGGAAAGAGTTTTCAAAGAGTTCTTTCAGCATATTGAAGTTCTTTTCGGAGGCAGTAAGGTGTTGTCCATATCTTACTAAAGAAGATACATCGAATCCTTTATGTTTCAACATGGACACCTGCTCTTCTGCTTTTCTCACATGTCTGAAAGGATGGATATATCCTCTCAGAGTGGCAGTCATTCCGTATTCATTGAATGTAATGCTTTCTATGTTCCCGGTTCCTTCATTGTGCCACCATTCATAGAAGGATTCACAGATAAGTTTTAACCGTTCTCTTGCATCCTCGTTTGATACTTTCATCCCAAGCTGTTTTCTTAGTTCCCGGCCTCTCCTTTCTTATTCAGTTTTACTACTACCACACGAGGATTACCGAGGTAATGAATCAGCTTTTGCTGGAACCGGTTTACCACTTTAAATGAATCACTGGTTACGTTGTTTATAAGAACGTCTCCCGTGTGAATGATGTTCCCGTTACAGTTTACAAGGAATTTATCGAGATATTCCTGTTCTTTATGCTTGATTCTTTTCTCGTATGGTTGAGAGATCCTGTTCATTTCGTTATATATCTCCAGGAGTTTCATTCTGTATGGAGCGAGCTCGGATTCCATTTCTTGCTTTATGGAAAGAATATCTTCTTCCAGTCTTTTTGCACCTTCTGATTTTGATTCCATAATCTTATTCCGGTAGTGGGTTATCAAATATTTCTTTCATCTTATTCATTGATTCCTGAATACGTTTTTCAAGTTTTTCCGTGTAGTGGTCATCATTTATCGGATTGGGGATAAATGTTGTTTCTACTCCGTAACGACCTATGTCAAGAGGGAGAGGGAAAAACGCAACAGTATCTACTGTCGTTCCTGGAATCAAATTGACGGTAATGCTCACGCCTTTAATGTCTTTCACCATCGTAAACCAGACGCTATGATTCTTACACGTTGCGAGGTCCTTTATCAGTCCTTTCTCTTCCAGTGGTTTCAGGTATTTCGTAATGTATAAATCGGTGTTTACTGATTTTCTGTTTAGTTCATCATTAAGGGATTTATTTGCAGCCATCAGTCTTTGATAAATAAACCTCCGTTCTGGTGATCTGAATGTTTCCTCTGCTGACACATCGGACTTAAAAAATGTGATATGGTCTTCATCCGCCTCTGTTTCGATAATGACTTTCATTGAGTTTTCTCGTGACGGCTCATTCAGTCTGAACATGATTCGGCATCTGCATGGAATAACCCGCAAGTCTGTGATAATTCCTTTCTCTTCCAGCGGTTTCAGGTATTCAGACACATATTTTTCTATTGAATAATCGTTTGCGGTCATAGGCTTATTTCTATTTGATAAATTGTTCTTTTATATACTTTATTCCTTGAAGGATATATTGTTCAATTGTCTCTGTGTAATGCGGGTCGTTCTTCGGGTTTAGAAGTCCGGCCCTGTACAATGGCCTGTATTTGCAAAATCCAGTAGTGGGATAAAAGAATACGCAGTCTTCATTTTTACCTGGTTTTAAATGCGCGGATATTTCTTTCCCATTTATGTTTTCTACCATCGTAAACCAAATATCTCTCTCACAGTCTTCATGAACGTCCTTTATAAGACCTTTTTCTTTTAGCGGTTTTAAGTATTTGGTGATATATTCATTCCCTTCCTCAAGAACAACTCGATAGCTCTTTTCATCATACTGTTTCACCCATTTCATTTCACCTTCTAACCGTTCTTTAGCATCTGTAATGAAATAGAGTATATTTTTTAGTTCATCGTATGAAACCTGGTAACTAATCGCAGAAAAGAACAAAGTAAACTTGATTGTGTTTGAGTTGTCTTTTTTGTTTATTTCTGCTTTTATTGGAAGTCCTTTTATCAGCTCCTTCAATTGGAAACGTATCCTATTCAGATTAGGGTAAATTCGTATTCTGTATATGGTTCCTTTCTCTTCCAGCGGTTTCAGGTATTCAGACACATATTTTTCTATTGAGTAATCGTTTGCGGTCATATGGCTATTTTTCTTTTATTTCTCTGATTGACTGCATAAAATAAGCATTATCCAGCATGTTGAGAAGTCCTCTTTCTTTTTCACTGATATACTTTTGTTTGTTCCACATTTCATATAAGGCATCTTCGGTGAGAAGTCCTGCCGGTAAAATACGTCTGGTGAAGGATTTCATATCTACATGCTTGATATGGTACTGCCAGCATTTGTACTGCATGAAGTTTGCGTATTGGACGGCTATTCCCGGTCGGTCAATCACTGATCCGAGGAAAAGCAGGACTGCATTCTCAATAGTGTAGGTGTGGTTCTCTTTTATCCGGTCGTGAAGGATGGCGACTCCGTTCCATTTACCTAGCAAGGATTCAAAATTTTTGTCTGTTCTGTAATGGGGTTCGTTTATCATACACATAAACAAAGTTTTTCCTTCTTCCGGTGTTAATTCTCTTTTGGGTTTCCGGTCAAGTTCCTCACACCATTTCTGAATGGCGTCCGGACCGATGTCTTTCTGATGTTTAAATTCCATAGCTATATTGTTTAATGGTTTGTTACTTTATACGTTCCGACTGGTCCGCACATGCTACATGGGCAATCTCAAGGTTTCTGCAGCTCATACATGTGGGTACGGTAGGGGAGTAGACACGTCCGCATTTCGGGCAGATCCATCCGTATTGTGAAGGTGCTGGCGTGTCGAGAGCAGGTTTGTTTTCACTGCGGGCCATTTCAACGGCCTTTATCGCATCGTCCATAGATACGGTGTAGTATAATTCACCTCCAGTGAATCGGCCCGTTTTCTTTTCGTTAAGGTATTCTTCGGGTATCATGGCTCAATTATTTGTAGTTCATTACCAACTTTCAGTTTGGCTAAGAGTGTATTTACGGCTGCTACCTGATTTGACAATTCATTGAGGTAGATCCTAAATATTTCTTTCATCAGCTTGTCATCCACGTTTATATTGACAGTCTTGGATTTTCCTTTTTTATATCCGAACAATTTTCGTTCTTTGTAGATAATGAACTGATGAAGTTGAATATTTTCCATCTCTTGCATGTTTTGAATGGCTTCATCGAGCATTTTCAGCCTTCTTGTGGCTTCCACTTCATTACCAAGGATTCCCTCGACTTCATCTATCAGTTTCTTTAGATCTTCCGTCATAATTCATTCTGTTTATGATTTGTGGGGTAATCACTCCATTCTCTTATCTCTGCATTGCAGCAGGGGCACAAAACATATAGCAATGTTTTTTCTATTCTTGTAAATGGGAACTCCCCATCACTCCTGGATTGCACGTCCCTTTTATCGAAAGTAAACTCGCACCCGCAGAACTGGCAGGTCGCTATTTTCTTATCGTATTTCCCTTCTTTGATAATTTCAATCATATTGTTACAGGTTACGACAGTACCAAATACATGGCTGTCAAAAACAGATAATATAATTTGGTTTTACTCATGGCTGATTGCATTTACATATTGTTCCAGAATTGATTTCACTTTCCGGATGGATTCTGTTTCCAGGTGTATGACTGGGTGTGCATATTCTTCGCATTCGTCTTCGTTTGTATATAGAATGTAAAGCATATCTTCTGTAAATTCCACGCCTTTAAACCTGACTTCATCGCCATCTGCCAGGAAAAATATTTCATCCTCTAAATCCAGCTCGTCGATAATATCATAACTTTCTATTCTGAAATCGTCCATGTCATCATATTCACAGACGGGAGACAGAAGCAGATAAATTTCTCCGTAGAGCTTGAATCTCTCCAGCATTTCTTCGGGTGTAATTTCTATTTTCATGGTTGCTTAGTTTTGATTAATATCCGTTTTCACATGCTTTGCAGCAAAATTTCTCACGATTTCCAGCATCGTAATCAGTGATTTCGTATTTACGACCGCACTGCTGGCAGGTATATTCAATCACGTCCGACTGATAGTATTTGCAGGAATCTTCCGCTTTTACTTCCTTCCCGAAATTGGTACATTTCCCGTCGTCATAGCTGTTGCATGTTGCGCAGGTGGGGGATAAGTTTTGGGATTTTTTTAGAAGTTCCGGATTGTCGTGGATATTTCCCACGATTTCACACTGGAAACCCTCTTCTGCTGTTTCGGTAAAGGCGTGAAGGGGGAATCCTCCATAAATCCGTTCGTTACATTCTTCTACTGAAGCATAAAACATTCCTGCCTGAAATCTGATTACATACAGTTTGTTGTCATGCTCCCATCTCACAATGTCGTCTTTGTATATTTCTTTCCCGTTTTTGTCTGGGAGGCCGGAGAACTGGCCGATGGTATCTTCGTTTACGCATTCTCCTTTTCGCCAATCATCTTTAGGGAGTATGACGAAGTTATTCTTACGGTCTTCTGCCAATCCTCCATAAATCCATTGATTATGGATTAATCCTTTCCCTCTGAATTTTATTATATGTTCCATAATCTACATAATAATGGTTCCAGAATTATTTTCTATGTATGTTTGAGTCTTCACGGACCGTAGCCATTGATTACGGATTTTTCCCCAATATTCAATATCAATACTGTTGAAAATATGCCTGCGAATTTTTGCAGCTTTTTTAGCAGATTTCATAATATCTTCGATAGACCGGCACATTCTTCGTTGAATATCAAAACCAATTTCTTCGATTCTGTTAAAACAATTCACTTTTATGTAACATAGCCCGATTTCCTCTACTTCTGCAAAGACAAATATGTCGCTTAAAAAGAATGGATTAGGTGTCTCATATATTTTCATATATTCTTTCTTTAAATTTAAAAACAAAAAATGCAAATAATAATAATAAGTAGGATAAACCATATCACAGCAAGCGCACTAATCTGTTTTACCTTTCGGAAACGATAAATATCAGTTCTAACTAAATAGTGCAAATATCCGGATAGAATAAGCCATACGGTAAGCAATATAATCCCAATAATCATGGTTTCGCTTTTAAGTATTCTTTGTTTAGGTGATTATTGTCTATAAGCCATCTAATCATTGAAATAGCGGTATCAAAAGAACCAATGTTCATTTCCTGGTGTTTCATATCATATCCAAGTTCTTCGTATGAAATAAACCAGAAGGTTCCGTCACTATTCATTGCAAAATCAGCATTTGGGCGGTTACTTTGAGTAATTGACTTTGGGATAAGCTCCAGAAGTCGGTCAAGACTCCATGCAGGAATGTCTTTTCCCCAGATAGCGTCGAAAACTTCCTCTCCGGTCATCAGGGTACCGTCCGGGTGCTTATGGAAAGGGCTTTCCAGTTTTGCGATTCTTTCCGGTGTCCAATACTTCCCTCTCAATGTGGGAGGTTTTGTTTGCAGTTCCCATTCCCATGATTTTACCCGGCTGTTGGTGTGGTGATACACCATGTCGGCCGTTTCCGGTTTCAGTCCCAGCGAAAGAAGTATTTCCGACTGGTCGCGTGTAGTTGCTATTTGTGATTTGAAGTCCATATTTTATTCCTCCACTTTTACAAAAATTACATTGGTTTTATCTTCCCTCTCATTTTTACTGCATCCACCGCAAATTTTCTTTAATGCGGGTAACATAATGTCGCAATCAAAACAATATGGATTATAGAATATACATTTACAGCATCCTTTACCTTCCTCTACTCTCAGCTTCACAAGCCCGCACTGGAAAATTTCTCCGACTTTAAATTCTTTCTTTGGCATATTTCAATCTTCGTCTTTAGGGAACAAGCTCTCAATATCTTCACTGGTATAATAGCTTAGAATATCTTCAAAGTGATCAATGCAAATGCCTGTTCTTTGCGCTACACAATGAATTTCACGTTCAGAATCCACTCCCAATATCTTATCAAAAATAGTCGTGCAATTAGGATATTCTATCCATACCACAAGGCCATGTCCCATTTGCCATTCATATTGATCAATCAGTTCTGTGAGTAATTTTAATTTCTTGAAATCCATATCCTATTTATTTTCATTTTTCTTTATTTCCTCATAAATCATCTTTGCAAGTTCCGGAACAGACTTGTCACACCAGCCGTCTGCTATGTCGTCTTTTTCTTTGTCAAAGTGATTTTCGGCAACATATTCGTTCACCCACGATTGAAAATCATCCTCCGAAATACCATAGTCGGGGTCATATTCTATGTAAGATGTAAGTGAATAGCATTGTTCGTGAGATTTCCATGGATATACAGTTCCATCATAGACAAGCGTCTGATTCTTGTATCGTTCTCCAGCGTGGATAGTTCCACCGCAATAATCGCACCGGTGTTCTTTACGGGCGATAGGGGATTTTTCTTGTAATACTTCTGGCATATTATTTTTCTTTTTTATCGTTTTGTATTTCAGATAATTTATTAATCACTAAGTATGTAAGCATAAATTCTATGAAAAGGATGTCGTAATCCAAACCGGAGAAATAGCTCATTGCCATAACGAAAGCCACAAGACCTACAAAAATTGCAGTAGCAATAAAATACTCTTTCATCATTAATACCTGAATTTACCGAACTGAATAACTGCCATCGGCTGACTGAAGTCATAACCCCGGAACCACTCTTTCCAGTCGTCTACCGACAGGCCGTCGTTCGCCGCCAGTTCTGTCAGTTCCGGATATTTACCGTCGATGTCGAAAAAATTGAAAGAGGCACATCCGTCGCGATCCAGCTGGAAGGTAAGTTTCTGAATACCTGTTCCAGATTCCGCAGTCAGACAGCCTATTGTTATTTGTCTGCTGAAATACGGACGTGCTTCCCACTGACGGACGGAGATAACCGCTTCACCTTGCTGCACCTCGTGTATGCGTTTTGCCCAAAGCGGAAAGTTGGGCCGGATGGTGTGTCGTTTTTCTCCGGGAAGGAATTTCTCACGGAATCCGGTAGGGTTTCCCGACCGGGGATGTTTGGTCGGGAAAGATTGCGAAAGCATGAGCACGTAAGTCTTTTTCATTACTTTTTTAGATTTCATGTTCATCGTTTTATTACATTTTACCTACCGCAAAAATAACAATATTAAACCGAAATCGAGTTAAAATTGTTTCTAAATTTCATAAAACCTCCGATTTTTCGTTTTTTGTCCTTCAAACTACCGAATCAGACCGCTAACTTTGAGGAAAAACACAAAGACTATGTTAGTAACGAAAACCGAAGAAATCAGGGCATACGTGCCCACCAGCGTGTACAGCGGGGACCAGTCACTTCTCACAATCATGGAAGAGACAGAAGAGAACATTCTTGTGCCGATACTTGGGCGGAAACTCTACGAAAAGGTATGCGAAGAATACGATAAGGCCATGGAAGAGTATGGCGGAGTGACGGCGGCCTACGTGGAAAAAGAAAACCTTACACCCGAAATCCGTCTGATACGTGCCTGTCAGCTTCCGGTGGTCTACTTGTCGCTGGCCAACAGCACCGGCATTCTCACGGTGAGTCTGAACGACGGGGGTGGACTGAACCAGGTGTACACCGACGGGTACGACAAGGCCGACGAGAAATCCGTGAGTCGGTTTGAGCGCGATGCGTATTTCAAGGGCCGTCGCGGAGTGGACCGTCTGCTGGTATTCCTGGAAGAGGATGCGTGCAGTCAGGCCCCCGTGTTTGCCGATTTGTGGCGCGAAAGCCGTTACTTCTACCTTCAGGGAGACTTGCTGTTTACTACCGCCATCGAGATGAACCGTTTTCTGGACATCAACGAAAGCCGGGAGAAGTTCATCGCCATGTTGCCTGACATTCGCTATTGCCAAAGTGCATATATCGAGCCGGAGATAGGGGAGGAGCTGACCGATGCGCTGGTGAAATGGTGCACGCGCTCGCTAAAGTCCGACCTTTTCACGGGAGAAGACAAGGATGCCATAAATGCGGTGTGGCAGAAGGCGGTGGACTGTCTGCGCATGGCGCTGGCACTCTATATCGAGTCGCGCCGTCCGGAAAAACAGCGCAAGTACAGCGAAAACGAGGCAGCTTATTCCATGATAAAGGCACGGAAATTCATTTCCAACCATCAGGATTCTTTCGGAGAGTTTATCAAGGATTCTCCGCTGTATGTGCCGCCGCTCACTGAAACAACCGGACCGGACAAGCAACTCCTATTCGATTACGACAACCAGGACAACGCCCTCTTTGTACTCCGCCCACAAGCCTTCAACAGGCACTGATTTGCACCCCCTCTACAATACCCTGCAGGGCCTTTCAAAGCAAATGCAGCAAACCACTCGAGAGGTTTGCCGCATATCGCTCGAGAGGTTTGCCGCAAACCACTTGAGAGGTTGCTGGCGCATCTTTCGGAAACGGTGGGGAACCCCTTATTTTTTGTCCTTCATTCCCAGTTGTCATATACCTAACTTTGGAGTATAAAGAAACGACAAATGGATACGACAAACTACCAGATACATCTTCCGGCCCTTCCCGACAGTTGGAACCGGCTGTCGACCGAAGAGCTGGAAGAGGTGAACAGACTTTACAAGCGTAAGGAGGCTATGGCTGCGGCAGGCGACGAGGAACGTGCCGACCGCCTTTTCAAGCTGAAGTGCTTCATGCTTTTTCTCGGACTGAAAATCGTGCGGCGCACCGTGACCGATGAAAATGGTGAAACGGTGTTTCTCTTCCGGCGCAAAGGGATTCGCCACCTGTTTGAGCGCATTCCCATGCGGGCATGGCAGGTGGACCAGTGGATTGACCAGAAACTCGGTTTCCTGGACAATCCTTTTGCACGCACCGTCACTCCCTACGGAATTATCCGCCTTCGTATGGGGACCCTTCGTCTGAAAGCGCCGAAAGATGTGATGTCCGATGTCAGCTTTGCGCAGTACCAGTCCGCACAGAATCTGCTTATCATGTACTGGGACGCACAGAAGGTTCTACAGACGCTTGTAAGGCGAAAATCGACCCATGCCGCCATCCGGATGCAGTTGCGCCGCATGAAGCAGGCACGATGCCGGTTTCTGGCCACGCTGTTCAACGAATCCGTGCGCGAGACGGGAGAGATACGCGAAGGACGCTACCTGCGCAAGTGTAAGCGCCGCGTGTGGTCGTTCAACTCCGGACAGATACAGAAAAACGCCCGCTGGTTTAGCATGGTAGAAGCCCGCATGTTCCCCGTCATGGTGCAGTATTTCCAGAGTGTGCAGGAAGCCTACGCGCGCATGTATCCGGAGCTGTTCACGCCTAACGGGAAAAAGAACGGACGGCAGAACCCCATCAAGATAGAGGTGGAAATGATTAACAACATCATGAAGTATCAGGGATTCAGTGACTACGACGCAGTGTACGACAGCGAGGCGGTCCGCATCCTGGGAATTATGAATGCCATGGCCAAGGAAGCCAAGGAAATTGAGAAAATGAATCAGAAATACAGAAAAGGGAAATGATAACCGATTACCAGAGTAACGCATACCGAATTTCTTACCAGGGCGTGTCCATGACAGAAAACGCACTGGAAAACCCCAACCTGATTCAGGTGGGGGTAGTCCCGGGCTGTACCATCATGGTGGCTCCGCAGAAAAGCTACGGCATAGATTATCTGCCCAACGGAGAATACCGAAGCTGGACGCTGACGGGATACAACACCCGTCTGAACCGCACGGAGGCACACTACATCTATGCCCGTCTGGAACGTGATTCGGACGATGCCATGGTGCTGTTTTCCGTGAACGACTATGCTACTGACGGAAGCATCGGCGGAGAGAATCCCAGCAAGGATTTCTATTACATACGTATCGGAAGCATTACCGCCACCGACAGTCTGGAAGCTGCCACCCTCGACCGTGAAATTACACTGGACTACGGTAAGCTTTTTACTCCTGAAGGTAATGACCAGGATGCAGCCGGATGGAAGGAACTGTTTGAACTGACCGCAGAAGGATTGATCCGTCCGCTGAAACGTTTCACTTCCTTTATTGTGCAGGGCACGCTTTCCATTATCGGGAAACTGGTTATCAACGACAAGCAGATTACGGATGTGGCACGCCAGGTAGATGAAGGGGAATTTTCTGCCAGTGATGAACTTATACCAACGACGGCTTTACTTGTAGGGAAATATATAACAAAGATTAGAGAATATTTTTTAAGTAAAGATAGGGAAGATCAGACTAAATTCTTGCTAAGGCTTATTGGAGGAGCAGAATTTGGAACTTATGCTTCTGGTATATCAGGAGCACGAATTTCTTCCGACGGAGCAGCAGAGTTGCTTAATTTGTTGCTTAGAGGTGCTCTGACAATAGGTGAATACAAGAAAGGTCTGAAAGGTGCTAAGATAGACGAACAGGGTGTTGCGGATTTACTTTCTATACTTGTACGAAGCGGAATAGAATCAGCTAATTTCTCTACTGGTGCGTTAGGGGCTGGATTCTG